CGGCGGAGAGGTTCGCCAGAAAAGACAGGGCTTGCTCTATGGAAGACGTACCTGTGACTTTCTGCGCCTGAGCCAAGACCGACTCGAATTCCACGTCCAGCGCGGTGTTCTGCATCCCGTCCGGCGGCTCCGGCAGGGCATTCCATTCCGCCATGAGGCTGTAGGTGCGGGAGATGATGGGCGAAAGCAGCTCCGTATGCAGACGCTCCACGACGGGACCAATGAGGAGGAGCTTTTCCGCCTGCCGCGCCTGTATTTCGGTCGCCGTGATCTGCGTCCTTGTATCGTCAAGGAGCATGCGGAAAAGATCGACGTAAAGCCCCGCCTCGACAGTGTCCTCCACGGACTGAAGCGCGGCCTGACCGTGCTGCAAGGCTCCGCTGTCCGGCTGCTGGACGGGGACAAGGAGAGGCTTGCCTCCCGTTGCCGTCATGTCGCCGAAGGTGCGGCCGCCGGGCGAGAGGTCGATGCCGAAACGCTTGACCGTCAAGTCTCCGAACATGGGCGGATCGGCTGCCTTGTGCTGCGTCCTGCGTAGCGTTTCCATCATTGCCTGCGCCATGCGGCAGTCCGGCAGGACGTCCATTGCAGGGCTGCGGCCGTAGACGTCGGTAACGGTCACGTCCCAGCGCGGCGCGAATGCGGGGAAGGTGTCGAAGCCGCCCTCGGACAGGAGCGACGCCTTGCCGGAGCCGAGGCCGCGGAGCCAGTAGACCGAACAGAAAGGCTTGCCTTTAGCGCCGACTTTCTTCCCCCAAGCGGCGTCTTTGCGGGGGAACGCGCCATGGATGACTTCAAAGCGCGTCGCCGCGTTGCCCGGACGCGTCACTCCTTCAGGCGCGGTGTCCGGCCAGAGATCGGCGATCTGCCGTCCGGTCAGGTAGATGCGCCGGAAGAAGCAGTCCACCATGCCCTTGCCGTTGACGTCCAGAACGTACGTGCCGCAGGGAACGCGCTCGAAATGCAGCCCGTCTTCATCCGCCGTCTCAATCATCAAGCCCGTGCCGAACGCGCCAAGGTCCATGTACAGCCCATGAATGGACGTGTAGAAGTTTGACATGTGCAGCATCAGGCGCATGCGCTCGGTGACTTCATCCAGCCAAGCGTTTACTCCGGCTGAAGTGCCGCCTTCTTCTTCATGGGCAAGGCGGAGCTTGAACCAAGGCCGGACGGGAGAAGTCATGCCTCCATGCAGCCCTGCGGCAAGCGTCCGGAGACCAAGCACGCCAACCGTATCCAGCAGGTTGCCGTTGATCTCCGGCTTCTTGTGGGCGTCCGTGTCGGTGTCTGAACGGTACCTCTGCGGCGCGAAAAGCTCCGCAAGGTCGCGCCATGCCGGCTCCCAGCCCGTCCTTTCGCTCTTCAGCGTCTCGTAGCGCGCATCAAGCTTCGAAACGTCCATGCCGCGCCTCCCTAGCCGAGCGTATCCTTTTCGCCGGAGTTCAGCCCTGTAAGGATAGACGCGGCCAAGCCGCGGTTCTTCTTCGCGCGAGTCCGCTGCGCATCAATCGCGGCCTGCGCTCCCGCCGTAATGGGCTTCATGCTTGCCTTCTGCGGCGTTGCCGGAACGTCGCCCCCGCCTCCGCCGCCGCCTGCGCAATGAACAAGTGCCATCTTAAACCTCCGTAGTTGATGTTTTACATGCAAAGCGCGCCCTTGCTTCGGCTATCGTTTCCGGCGTTGCCATCATCAAGTAGCCGTCGCACGGGCGCTTCTTCCGCGTATACCACATGAGACCGGGGACGCGCCCGAGAATGGAAAAGCCCACTCTTTCATGCATAGCCAGAACATGCCGCGAATGAACAGGAACGCGGCCAATGAAAGAGGCTACGTCCAGCTCGCGGCATGCTTTGTCCAGCGCGCCAAAGACCAGCCTTTCAGCATCCCGGAAATGCCCTCTGAACGCCGTGACGCCGATTTCTGCGCAGCGTCCGCACAGCGCGCCGCGGAATGGCCAGAGCCACATGCAGCCCGACAACTCGCCGTCGACGTATCCGGCAAGCGTCCATGTCGCCGTTTCCGGTCCGCAATAGGCAAGAAACAGGTCAAGGCTCCAGTCTTCAGCGTCAACTTCCGGATAAACCGTCCAGAGCAGCCCGTCCCGCTTCAACGCGTTGAAGACGGCGCTAAAGTCCGAAGCGCTGACAAGTACCTTGAAAGTGTCCATCATTCCCCCCATGCAAGCGGATCGTAGGGACGGGCACGGCGCGCCTCCTCGGCGGCATCGCGCGCCGAAACCACGGGCGCGGCGAAGGTCAAGGCAAGCGCATCCGCAATGTCCGGGCTACGGCCGAGCCGTTCCTTGATGTCTTCCTTCGGCTCAAGAACAAGCTTGCCGGACGCGTTGAAGCCGTAGGTTGGCACGGAGAGCTCGCCCTGCAAGTCTCCGCTTCCGGGAGGCAAGGCTCCGCCGTTCTTCAGCCAGTCCCGAATTCCAAACCACATCTCGGCGCGGCGGTTGGCATAGCGTCCATCGCGCGGACGGCCGCCGAACGGCACCTCGATGCACTCCACGCCCAGCTGGCGCACGCGGTCAATCACGCCGGAGCCCTGCCCAGCGTCGATGAAGACGGCATCCGGGCGTTCCTTTGCGCAGATGTCGACGACGCGCTCCGCCAAGGTCATGTTGTCCAGCTTCCGGAACGACATGGGCGGACGAAGAAGAAGGCCGCGCCGGAGGCAAATGCAGGAACGGTCGCCGCCGAAACGCGCCACGTCCACGCCCATGATTAAAGGCATCCCTTGCACGTCCGAAGGCGCGACTCTTCTTTCAGCAGCCTCGACGACCAGATCAATGGGGATCAATACGTCGTCGGAGGCCGCGGAGAAATCGCAGAGATATTCCTGCCGGAAGGCCGCGTCGGACATCTCAGCCCGAAGGCGCGCCACCTCGTCCGGCGGCAGGGCGCCCGTTTCATCGACGCGGAGGCGCGCCGCGAACCAGCCGTCCGCTCCCGCAGAGGCGGCGTCGAAGAGGTCCTTAAAGAGGTTTAGCCCCTTGGGCGTTCCTATAAAACAAGCCCAGCCTTGACGGTCCGAGAGGGCAGGGCGGACCACTTCCTGCCAGACGGCGGGGCGCATGTCCGCAACCTCGTCAAGCACCACGCCGTCGAAACGCAGGCCGCGGAGCGCGTCCGGATTATCCGCGCCGAAGATGCGGATCGTTGCGCTATTGGGGAACTGGATTGAAAGCTCGCCCTCGTTGACGGCAATGCCCGGAACGACGCCGCAGAACCTCTTGAGCATCCCCCATGCAATACTCTTGGCCTGGTTCCGGAAAGGAGCAATATATGCAAACAAGGAAAGCGGCTTCTTGCAGGTAAGCGCCGCCTTTAGCATGTGGTTCAGCACCATGACGGTTTTTCCGGCGCGCCGATGCATCACGACGACGCCGAAACGATGCGCCTCCAGCTCCCGATGCAGCGCCGCCTGATACGGCCGCGGCCTGTATGGTATGACTACCGTGCCCGTCTGCATCATATCTCCTGTTCCGTGCTTGACCATTCAATGGAGAGGCTGCCGGACGGCATGCCGTCTGCAGAGACGGCGAAGGGCCGCGACCAGCCCGGACGCCGTTCAAGGAAGAACGTCAACGCCTTGAGGCGGTGCTTGGTCTCGTAGACGTAGCGGCCGCGATCGTCCTTCGCCAGCGCAATCTCCTTCAAAGCTTCGGCATAGGCGGCTTCAGCCCGCGCGCGCCCTTTTTCTACGGTCTCTTTGAAAACGGCGGATTCGCGCTGCCGCGCATAGAGCGTCGACGGCGAAACCCCGAGACACCGCGCGATCGCGTCCATTGACGCGCCCGTGGCGGCAAGGCGTTCAACTTCCGTCATATCAAGGACAATCTTTTCACGAGGCATGGCTTACCTCCTGCCCCGCCGCAACCCGTTCTTCCTGCAGGGCATCCCATGTCCGGGGCGACAGCCAAAGGCATTCCGTCCTGCGCGTCCGCACGAAGGTTCCCACCTCTCTGGTTTCCACATGCCATCCGGCAAGAGTTTCTCTATAAAGCTCTGAATCGTAGCCAGACAGCACGACGAAGCCGGAAACGCCATTCAGGACGTCAAGCATTTCTTCATGATTTACCGCGCCGGAAGTATAGCTGAAAGTGAAGTCTTTATTGTATGGCGGATCTACATAGAAAAGAGTTGACGCGCCGTCAAAGCGCGGGAAAAGCTTCATTGCGTCGTCGTTTTCTATGATAACGCCGCGCAGACGCTCCACGATATCCGAAAGCCCGTCGGAGGCATTCACGACAGCAGAAACGGGGTTTCTTGTCGGTGCAGAAAAGGCGAAGCCGCGGCGCGACAGTCTGCCGATACCGCCGCCGCGCATTCCAATGCCCAGCCTATTCAACGCCCAAAACAGCCGCGCCCTTTCAACGGGGTCGCCGTCCGTCCTGCCGAAAGCCTCCCATCCGGCATAGAATTCATCCCGCGCATACGGCGTCAAGCGGATGCGCCGGATGAGTTCCGGTCCCGTGTCCGGATTTCGAAGCGTCCGAAAGAAGTTTACAGCATCGCCATTTAGGTCGTTGTAAACGTCTAGTTTCGTCGGCTCCTTCCGAAGCAGGATATTCGCGCCGCCGCCGAAAGGTTCGACGTAGGCATCATGACGGGGAAAGAAGGAGATAATCCACGGCGCAAGACGCCATTTGCTCCCCTGCCATATCAGCGCCGGATGCTTGACGGTGGATCGCGCCTTCATCATTCGCCCCCGTCAATCTTCGGCGGCGGAACCGGACGACCGACGATTCGTTGCATCAGACGCCACCGGAGCGCATCCAAGAGCATCCCGCCGGAATTTCCCGCCACGCCCGCAAGCGCAACCAAAGCCATGTCTGAGACCGCCCCATGAAGCAGAGCAAAAGCGACAAGCCCGCAGAAAGCCGAAACTACGCACTGCGAAAGAAGGTCAAGCCATCCCCGAAGGCCGCGCCTCAGAACGCGCACA